GTCCTCTTAATAACACGCAGTGTATAGATATTGTATTTTTAAATTTAAGAACAATCTATTCAGACTAAATCTGAATAATAGTTGAATGAAAGTATCAACTATAGGAATAAAGATGACTAACAAAGTTAGCCATAATAACAAACAACAACAACAACATTTGAGCCACGCTATAATGCTCGGAAAAGGCATCCCCTAAGGGATAAGAGACAACATTTATAAACTGTATCTCCTTCTAATTGTTGGCCTGTTTATTAGATATTCTTTAAGCCCTGACCATATTTCTGAGGATAATTTCTTTGTTGAAATGTCATCAACTACTTTGGAGTTTGCGGTTAACTCAGCGGCTGTCTTAAGAATATATTCTTTATTTGAATTCAAAAAGTTCATTATTGTTTCTTCAGGACCAACTTTTGCTCGTAGGAAAGGAGCTGTGTCTTGTGTTGCAATTATCTCAAAATTATAATAAATAATGACAGACATATTCAGCCCCTCGTTAGAAGCAGTTAGATTTTTACCAGCACCCACATATGACAAATGTCCCCCATCAGTTGACTGACACATTCTTACGTTTGATGTTAATCTAACAGGGTTAGCAGCATAATAATTACCTAATGGAAAGAACGTGTGATCTGTGGGATCTGTGGGTAGAGCTACATTGTCAATTCTCCCCCTTTGTATTGAAACGTTATCAAATTTGTTCCAAAGACCATTATTAATAGACTCTATATCTATTAGTTTATTCAAGGATTGTGCAATATCTGGAAAGTCTTCGGATGTCATCTCGACGTCTTCAACCTGCGCTATGGTCCTTCCCATAAAAACAGGGATGTCAGTATATATGGCACAAGTAGACAGTTGTCCGCTTCTATTTAAATTTGATCCATTATATTGAATGGACATTTTGGCAGACACTAACCTATATTTGCTAACATCAATTGCAGGTCTGATTGATGTGTGAGCATACCATTTATTGTTTACTTTGTAGTAGAAATGAGAGTAATAATTAAACTTCATTAGGTCAGAGTCTGTGGGTACAAATTTGTCAACTGCCGTTTGATTTGCTAAATAATTCGGTGCCCAGATACATGCAAATTCGCCATTTGATGAACATTTAAAATCGATTTTCTCTTTAAATGTGACATTGGAAGTAGGTATTGGGACGTAACTAGGCTGCTTAGCAACATAACCTCCGTTTACTGCATACTCTGGATTGATTAAACTTTTAATATAATTTATCATTTGTTGGTTGTGCAATTTCACAGCTTTATTATAATTTAAATTTGGGGCTACTTTTGGCCCTTTTATTATGTTGATTTCTTTAGGCTCTACTATAATTTTCTTTTTATTTTTAAGTTTATTCTTATGTTTATTTTTATTTTTCTTGTTATTATTATTCTTATTTTTATTAATTATAATGACCTTCTTTGGTCTGAAGCCTCTCCTTCTTCCATTATTAAGGCCAAAGTATCTCTGGTTCATATATAAATAGGTATCCATTGTTTCTTCATCACTGGTGTGTATTGAATATGCTTCATTAAATAAATCCTCATCATCATCATAGGAAGAATACTCCATAAAATTATTTTTATAATCATTTAAAGAATAATAATGATTTGGATTTAAACATACTTCAGCGTGAGCATATTCAAAGTATTCAAACCTCATAATATAATACAATGGATAATTTGAGTACTCAGTTATAATATAAGTGACATCTGAGCCAAAAATTCTGATAACGCATAAGCTCAAGCCCAGTTCACTTAAAACATCAGAGATAAGAAATTCATCTATCCCTTCGAACATGCTCTTTCTTGAATTACGTGGATAGAAGAATTTAACTTTATTTTTAATTTTAAATTTTAAGTCTTGTGATATAACTGAATATATTCTATCAATGATGAGATTTATTAATGGAAGTAAGGCATAAGCATCATCTCTACAATCATTAATAGAATTATGAAATGAAATAACTTCTTCAAGACTTAAAAATAAGGGGGAAACACTGAGTAGAGCACAACATCCAATACCATTATATTGTTGCAAATGGAAATAAGGTAAAAGCAATTTCTCATACATATCATTATAAATTATTAATTTATTTTTATAAACCATTTGCCCCTCGATCTCAAAGTCAATGTCACGGATAAGTTCATCTGTAAATTGGGTGTTAAAATCGAATGAACTTGATGAATCCAAGTAATCGAAAATATTCTTAAAAGATTTGGTTTGTAGAAATTGTAAAAATTTTTGATAATTTTTATTAGCATTTAAAAAGTTATAATTTTTCATTTAAAAATTACTATGTGGTTTATATTTAATAATATAAATGCCCAAAATTTCCATCAAAGCTCATACTTCATTCTCCAGTATCCCTAGCACCTGGAATTACCTCGAAATACTAGGTACTTAGAGTTAATCCATAATTTTGCTCCGGACTAGTGGGCAAAATATTATTAAATATTTGAGGATAACCACAAACCTGGAAATTGAGTCACTTAGTTATGTTGAAAATTATAATTGTTTATTTTTGCAGAACCATCTTCAACATAAATATATGTTTTGTTTTTATGTAATAATTCAACCTTCTTTAAAAAGTCAGTATATGAAACAACACTACCATTAAATTTATCTATAATACTGACATTTATTTCATCATCCACACTTTTAACTTGATTTACTTTCTGTTTAAATTCTTCTAAATCATCTGAGTTAATACCATACTTATTCTCTAAATATTGTTCAAATAACTGATTTGTCTTTCTATTGAATTGTTGGTCCCCTTTACATTTGAAGGCTAGGTCTTTTTTAAAATCATTAATTCTCTTATTTAATTTATTTAAATATCTTCTATATGTGAGTTGTGGTAACTTTGACATATATTCTAGATTTAAATTCAAATATTTCTGCAATAACATCTCATATATTTTAATACCTTTATTTTCTAATAATGTTGCACTGATAATTTCATATCCTAATTTCATTCTGCCGAAATCTAATTTAGTCTTATTTCTGAATCCAAGTCTAAATGTGTATGGTATTAATTGCATAAACCTATCTGGTTTTCTTACTAGCCAGCATTTATGTGTTTCTTTATCATATAAAAATATACAAGATAGATATTCTGCACCATTCATATGTTCGTATACATCAAAGATCTTGCATATTTGGCCTAGCCCATGAAATTTATTTGAGTCTTCTTTAGCATATACATATGTGTAACCAGCATTTATATATTTATTAACTAAAGAAGAATGGATAAATATGATTTGGTCATCACCGTTCACTTCAAATTCTATCAGGTTTTGAGACATTTCATTATAATAAATACCCATTTTGTGAATAATGAATTTAACATAAAGTGATGACCTAATGGTATTTGATAAACATGTGTTCATCCTCCCACTTAACTGTGTCCCTTGAATACTATATAAATAACCATAAGGTGAGAAGATGGTAAAATTCTTTTGATTTATAACTTGTTTTAGTGATTGTAAATCAAATATTTCAGATAGGTACGGATTATGATCCAACACTTTGTTTAGAAAATAAGCATCTATTTTTTCTATCATTATTTGGTGTTGTGTTGA